GCAACTGTAGTTACCTCTGTTGCCTTTGGTACTAATCTGTGAAAAGTATATGTATGTAATGTACTGGTAGATTCTACTAAGAATCCAAAGCCTTGAGCGATTGTACTAGGTACACCAGTAATCGTAATATTTGCATTATTAGCTAAGTTACCATTAGTTACAGTAACTGTTGTGCCACTAGGAACTAAGTTTGTACTAGCTGCTTTGATACTTAAAACAGCTGACTGTCCTGTAGTTCCGCCGGGGTTTGTATCGGGAAAACTTTGTTCATCGTTGACGATATCAAAACCACCAACTTCATCAACTAAGTCAATAATACGTGCATCAATAGCAGATGTGGTAGCTACATAACTATCACTAGCAGACCAAGTTTGTCCACTAGATATAGTCTCACTACTATCTTGTCTAAAATATAAGGGGTCAAGAGCACCGGCGTCTAACTCGGTCTCTGTATAATATCTGTTATCTAATTGACCAGCATCTAATTCTGTTTCTGTATAATAGCGACTATCGAGTTGACCTCCACTAAGTTCAGTTTCAGTGAAGTATCTATTATCTAACTGTCCAGCGTCTAGTTCAGTTTCTGTGTAGTATCTACCATCTAAGTCAGTAGATCCAGCTGCTGTAACGTGACCTTGAGCTGAGATAGTTATATCTTGAATAACATTACCATTGCTGTTGTTAATTGTAGTGTTTGCACCAGCAACGTTATGATCAATAGTTACTTGTCCACCACTTGCAGTTTTTGATAAATCAGTACCAGCTAAAATATCAGATTCGATAGCAGTATCAATAGATGAATCTAATGTAGTTTTATTAACTGCATCACCGCCGTTAACTGGATTACCAAGATTAGTAACTTTATTGTTACCAAGATCTAGATTACCAGTAAAAGTACCTCCAGTAGTCGGAACATACCTTTGGTTTACCTCTTGTGTAACGTATAAGTTTTGTGTAAAGTTATCGTTTAGATCTTCTGATTTGATTGCCGAGCCAGCATAAAATGTTGCTGTTAAATCATCAACTGTGGTTTCTCTGAATATTCTGATTAGGGCTCCAGTAGTAGGAGCAGTATTAAATTGTATTGTGGTTGCATTGGCTAGTGTAAAAGCCGTAGTAGCCACACCATCGAGACTTACTGTAATGTCCGAGGTCTTAAGATATGGGAATGTGAAAGAGTACGTTGTCGTACTATTGTTACCAGTATAGTTGTTTTCTGTAACAGCACTCATGTTAGTTACCGTAATTAATTAATTTTCGTGTTTCTAAATCCTTTTCTTGTATGTTGGCGGCTTCATTTACATTACCTACTTTCATCTCTTCTCTTGCAAGTTGAGCGTTAATAATAGATTGTTCAATATTAGGATTCTCGCTAAGGTATCTAGCCTCGGCAAGCTTTTGAGCTTCACGTATTATCATACTAAGCTCTTGGTGTATAGGTAATAATTCAGTTTTTAGTTTGATTCTTTCGTCAGCTCTTCGAAGACTAGATCTTCTAAACGTACGTAAAGCTTCAATTTCTTTTTTATACCTTTTATTATTCATTAGACGTTCAACTTGTTTAAACAACTTTTGTTCGCCTATGTATGTGTTTATCTGTTCTCTATCTTCTGGCTTCCATTCGTATGATCCTGTGCTATCCATTTTAAGCATACTCAGACCGTCGTAACGTATGTCACGTAAGAATACACGCCATGGTTCGTTTGTACCACTGACCTTGACAGGACTCAGTGCATTAAGTGCACGTAGTACTGGATTATCAATATCATTAAGTGGAGTACCAGTCCATATATCTATCTGATTCGGTAGCATGTTTCTGAAACCGGGTAATCTGTTAGCTACAAAAGACTGTACTTCACCAGCCAAATCTTTCTGTGCATTATCTATAGCTTTTGCAACTACACCTAACGTTCCACTAGCTGGTATCCAAGATGTCTGACCAGCTCCTAGCTGTGCCCATGCACGTTCATTACCATTGAGTGCATCAAACAAAGGTTCTATCATAGTTAATGGTGATTCGTTTAAGAATGTTGCACCAATAGTCCATGTAGCTTTAGATATAAAGTTTTCTAGCATATGCTCATCCATGTCAGATGCATAGTATGCAAGATCTCCAATCAGTGTAAGTATGTGTTCAATTCCTATAAGACCTTTAAAACTATACCAGTTATCACCGATACGGATAGTCTTAGGATTATAACCCATCTCGTCTCTTTCTTTGTTACGCTTAGATGCGTTGTAGTGACCATTACCACGAATGTTACCACCCATAGCATAGCCCCATAATGTACCTATAAGTATGCTACTAAAAGCCTGTCTACCTACGTACTCAGCTTGTAGTTGTTTAAAGATAGCATCTGCAAAAGGTTCTTTACTTGCGTCTATACCATGCTCCATAAGTGCTGCTGCTATATCGTCTGCTGATCTAGCATATATAGTCTTACCGTACTTATTAATACCGGGTATAGCTGATATAGGTGTCCAAGATAATGCTGCTTTTACATAGTTAGATGCAGTACGTGGAAACGCTAATAATTCTTTGAGTATAGGATATGCTGTAGTAGCTTCTGTAAGATAGCTAGCTACACCGTCATCTAGGTTAAGTTGTATCTCACCAGAAACTGATCGTAGTACCTGATCTTTAACCAGTCCATTCTCATCAAAGAAGTTCTTATAATGTCTGTTTTCAGCTTCAAAGATCTTCTGCCAGTCTGCATAACCAGACTCACTAAATACATCCTCGTATGCTTTAACACGTGAGTAGTAGTGTGCGTTGTGTGTGTTAGTAAATATATCAGGAAAGACCATTGCTGTCATACCGTAACGCAGACCTTTCATTTTAGACATCTGTGTTAATGCAGCTGCTGATTTAAGCTGATAGGATCTACCCCAGTTACCATCTTTCTCGTACAGTTTAGCAACACCTTCCATAATGTCCCAAGCCTTATCTGTTTTAAATACATAATCTTTACGATAAGCATTTAACATTGCAGTAGGATCTTGGTTAACTTTCTTCATCATTTCAAATGCGTCAGTTAATGCACGTCTGTTAGTTTCCCATACAGCACCATTGTAATAAATAGTCTTCATTACATTGTCCATGTCACCTTTAACAGCATGACCTAGTACAGCTGTGATTGGTCTAAGTATAAGCTGTGAGCCATTACCTATACCAGCTCTGAAAGCTGATATACCAGATAACATGTTATTATATCTTACACCCCACGCACCCTTAGCAAACAAGTTTAAGTTTTTAGGATCAGGACTTTTAAGTAGTCCTAGTGGTGTAATCTGTTCTGCTGCCCATTTGTATAGTTTAGCAAGACTGTCTACATCACCATTAGTATGTGCATATGCATCGATTAATGGACGTAAAGCGTCTGGATTTGTTTTACGTAGTTGTTTTAGTTCTTTAGTAAATCTTTTATTCTTAGCATGTATAGAGTTTTCTGCTGTCTGAAACTCGTTTAATAAAGTATCTACAGCTTTGTTTACATCACCGGGAGGTAATTGATCAAACCAGTTTTTGTTACGTAGTGACCAACCAGATAAGTATTTATTAAGACCATACTCATCCATTAAGAACTCAAGCTTGTTAATGATTAAATCCATAGCACGGTTGTCATCGACAAACGGAGCCATTTCAGTTATAGATTGAGCAATTGTAGAAGCTTCTCTACCTAGAGTATCCATAGCTCTAGCAGACGAAGCTGTAACTTCTCTACCTAAGAATCTATCAACAAGATCACGCATAGCAAACGCTGCTGCTCTTGCTTGATCTTCATTTATAACTTCTACTTTAAACTTACCCATCATTAAATTCTTGACATCCCTGTTTTGCAAAAACAATTCTTGGACATCTTTAAGTGATGCGTTAGGATCTATAATATCATTATATATACCCCATGCAGCTGCATTCATTTCTTTAGAACTAAATCTCACACCATCTACAATAGCGTTAAATCTACCTATATCTTTAGCTTCTTCAGCTACACCCATTACAGCATCACGGCTTGTAGAGCCTACCATAAGACCTTTACGTCTCATAGAATCTGTAATTAGAGGTGCTGGATCTCCTTTAGATGTACCAGCAAATATAGCTGCTGTATCTGCCATGTTACGTGCTACGTTACCGGGAGGTACGCTTTGTTTAGCTTTAGCAGCATCATCAAGTACATTTGCATTTAAGTCAGGATCAAGTCCGTTAACGTTAAGTTCTAGTTGTTCAAAGTTGTTAGCAGTTTTTCTTTCAATAGCTGCTTGATTCTCGACATTTTCAAGATACTCATATCTACGGTAGTAGGTATCCATATTATCAATATTACTTAAAGATTCTTCTAATGCCATCTTCTCATTGATAAGCTGTCTTTCCATACTTCGACTTAAATTCTTATTACCTAATGATAATACTTCATCTATTTCTTGTATACGTATTAGCCTGTCAGGATCACCACCCATGCGTATGTTTAACTGCTTGTAAGCTGCTGACTTGTCATCTAGCGGCTCCATCCAGTCCAAGGTTTTATGACCACCTTTGATGTCAATAAACGCTCCAAGTACGCTACCAAATATACTAAACGGTGCAGACTCTAACATGTTCTTACCCTTTCTTACACCGGGGCTGTCACTTGTAGTAGTCTGAAATAACTGTGGTAAAGGTAGTTTACCCTTTGGTCCGAATGTATCAGGAAAGAACTGAACTAATGTATCAGTCATGGTGTCGTCTTCACCAACATCACTTAGACCTAATATAGCAGCATCTCCTAATCCGTGAGCAGCCATGCTTGCTGATAGCTTTGTAAACCAAGGCTTACTAAATAATGCACCACCAGCTAACTTAGTATTAAGTTGATTCTGTATTGCACTACCACCTATAATAGAAGGTAATACAATAGAAGATATACGTCTTAGACCTTGATGTGCAGGGTTGTCAAGCATTGTAGCCTGATCATACTTTTCATCTACTTTGTCAAACCCGGGTACAAGTGTACCAGCTGCATCCATTACAAAATCAGCTAGACCTAGACCGGGTGCAGATAGACCTTGAAATACCTTGTCTAATCTTTTAATTGGATTATTAGCATCAAAACTACTTTGACGTTCATTCTGTCTAACTTCATCAGTAGACATACCAAAGTATTTTTGATTAAACTTTTCTTGAAGTTTGTCTCGTTCTTCTCCTTTTTGATTCCACCATGTATTGTATTCATTTTTCATGGTAGTATGATTATCCTCCATAGATAAGTCTACAGAGCTATTACCAAACTTGTACCCAAAAGGAGCAGGGTATACAGGTTTAGCTGGTTTAGTTGTTTGTTCTTCTTCGACCATCTGGCCGGGAACATATGTTTCTTCTTCCATTAGTTCTGTAGCTGTTCTCTATTTTTAGCGTTTAGTAGAAACTCCCATGCAGGCATATCAAACTGTGCTTCAATCGCATTTACACATACTTGTAAAGCTTTCTGATCATTTGACAATCCAGCAGCTGTAGGACCAAGTAGTTCATCACACCACTTATCCCCACCCCATTGCATGACTGCTTTCTTTGTACGAGCATCTGCATCTACTGTGTTTTTTAATGTGTTTACAAAGTCTTCTTTTTGTACACCTTTAAGTGAACTTTCATCTAGTAATTTATTTAGTAAAGCGTTATTCGACTTTCCTGTTTTAAGTAAATTATATAAATGTGAAGTGTTGATTGTAGGGTTAGTAGACGCCATATCAGATGCAACTAGGTCTACTAAGCCGTCGACTCTAGCCTGTCCTTTACTGTTACCTAATGTAGCATCAATTTCAAAACTAGATATGTTGCCAAAGTTTTCTCCAGCAAATCGTGTAAATATGATTCTATTAGTTGCACCAGATTTACCTTGTTTCTGTTTAAATAAACCAGATCCACGATATCCATTAGCATCAAAGTTAACTAGAGTACCATTAACGTATCCTAATTGTTTATCTATAGACTCTTTAGCACGTGTAAACCTCTGTTCTGGTGTACCATTTCTATCACTAGCATAACGTGATAATAACTCAGATCTCATATAATCAGCCATAGTAGACGCTGAGGGACCAGCAGCTTTATCTAAAACTCCGTCCTTTTCTACCTCGTCTATTGTAGCATCTGTAATTTTTTTAATGTGATTATCTAAGTCTTGAAATTCTACACCTTGTGCTTGTGCAAGACCGTTAAGATCATCGTAGATAAATCCTATCTTTTGTTGTTCATCAGGTAGTGCTGCCCATGCATGATATACTAATCGTGAATCACCGTTTTTATATGCTTGTACAATAGTAGAGGTTACTGTATTCTCATCTATATACTGACTCTTAAATCCTAGGCTGCCAGCAAATAATTCTCTAGCATATGAGTTACCGTTAGATGCTTCCCAGTCCTCAAAGAATGCATCAGGATTTTGTTTATAGTATCCATCATTCATTCTTTGTTGATACTTAAGTGCATCAGTTTGTAATCTAGCTTTGTTGATAGTATTCTGAGTTTGTTCTTTCTTTCTAAATTGTTCAGCAAAGTCTTCAGCTAACTCATTTTTTAAATATGGAAACTTAGCAAGTATATGATTATTAGGTGTATCTTTTTCAGCACCGGGTATAAGATATCCGTTAGGACTCTCAGGCGTAACACCCATAACAGCTTCTAGATATGACTGAAAATCATTATAGTTAGACATTTCACTTTTAGCCCATCCGACAATGTTAGCTCGTGTATTAGGAACTATAGGTTTACTATAAGAACCATCTCGATTCTGTACAGGTCTCGCATTAGTAGCAGCTATTGAATCTATAAATAATGCATTTTTTCTGTTATAGAACGCATCTTTTACACGTTTAAATTCTGCATCACTTTTAAAGTTTGCTCGTGTAAGTTGGGTTTCAGTACCAAAAGATATAGCTTTAATACGTTCGTTAAAACTGTTTATAATTTGTGTATTCCTTTCGTAGTCGTCTCCAAGTGTAAGCTGATTTTCCGCAGCAAAACCTTTTTGCCTATAAAAATTCTGTAGTTTTAGACCTACATCTGAGTTAGGTTGTATACCATACTGCTGCATTAATTCGTGAACACGAAACTGATACAAACCTACAACTGTTTGTTTATTTAGAGGTATTCCTTTTTGTTCAATAAATTTTAAAAAATCTCTTTCAAAACCATCAAACTGTTTAACATGCTGAAGATAGAATATTTCTTTAGCTACAGGATTACGAAGCTTATCTACATTTGTTAGATAATTGTATAACTCTTTATCTTGAAAATTACCAGTTTTTAAACCACGGTCTATAGCATTAAATTTTTGATTTGATAGATCTCTAAAGTCTACATCACTTTTTAGTTTTTCATATACTTTGGTAATACTACCGATAGTACCATCTTCTAAACGTTTGTTATATTCAGCAATACCAGCTTCTGTTTGAGTATAATCTATAGCACTTCCAACTGCTCTTTTTAAATTAGCAGCAAGTGTAGGAGATAAGTTTCCCCACACTCTTGCTAAGTCTTGCTTCTCTTTAATTTTAGTCTTAAAGTTTTGCTGCTGTATATCGTTATTACGCTTGAGTGCGTTAGCTCGTAATTTCTCTGGTATATCAACTTCTACTTTTTGTACAAGTTTTCTGTTTTGTTCTTCAACATTAGCAGCTCTATCAACTCCTGATATGTAAGATTGATCTGCTTGTCTTTGTTGATCTCTTAAATTGGCTAGGGCTTTAATTTGACTGTCAGTCTGTTGCTGCATAGCTCGTAAGCCGCCATCAACCCTAGATAGTTTTTTACTTCCCCGAGCGTACTTGGTAAAGTATTTTTTAGTTGACACTAATTATTCTCCATTATTTTAAAAGGCTATTTATATCTCTTGGTGATATTCCCCCTATCAATCCAGCTATACCTGAGATTGTTGAACCCCATGCTTGCGTAGCTGCTGCCGACGGTGATGTCCTAACACCCCTTATAGGTGCTGGTCCAAAGTCATAGTCTTCGTATACTGGTGGGTATAGGAAATCAGCTACTGGTGTTGCTAGTGGTTTAATAGTTTCTGGTAGCTCTCCGGGATCTAGCATTTTAGATGCATAAGCATTTACGTCTTGTATAACACGTTCTTTACCTATAGCTTTGATTGCACTTTGTGATGCAACTGTTGCGTTATCAAGAGATAAGTCTAATAAAGATAATGCTGTAGATGCTTTTAATGCTGCTACATTCGTTGCTTTATCTATAGACCTACCTGACTGACCTCTTGCTCTAATTGCTCCTTCAGCTTGTAATGCTTCTAAGTAGACATCATTCTGTTGATATCTATTTTCAGTTTCTATTTCTCGTAATTTACGTCTTTCATCCATTTTTGCAGATCGTTCATTTTCTGCATTTATGCCAAGTTGTTTGTCGTATATGTCGTCTGACTTTGCATACATACGATTATTCAGATCTTGCTGTTTATTACGTATTTGTAAGTTATAGTTATAGGACGCTAAGTTCATAGCATCTTTGTGTTCTGCTATGCGGCCTTCATTCTTAGCTCTTATTTCTATTTCTTGTACAGCATAATTACGTTTATCTATCGCTGATTGTTTAGCTGCTTCCCAAGCATCCATATCATATTGATACTGAGCTTCAACTGCTTCATTCTGTGTTTCAGCTGCTTCCGTTGCTGCTTGTTCTTGTTTTTTTCCTCCAATAATTGACGCTCCTATGCCAATGATAGTAGGAACAAAAGGTAGTAAATTAATAGGCATTATGTCCTCCTGTAAAATCTAGGTGAGTATATTCCTTCCCACATCATAGAGTTAATAGAAACAGGAAATGGCGAGTCATTAAATAATCGCAATGTAAAATTATCTGTTTTCTGATGAATAGGTAAAGTAAATATAGACTGATCTGATATAGGTATATCGTTAGCTAAATAGTTGTCAGCTAAAACAACTGGATTTAGATTATACCATTCATCAATGTATATAAGTATAGTAGAGTTATTTGCGGGTGCAGAGTTAAATACAATCTTAGGTAAAACTCCAGTTCTATCAATAGTAAAATCTGTTGTTATAACATTATTAACTTTAACTTTTATTTGGTTATTATCTATATAGTCAATGTCTGCGTTAATCCAATTGTATTCAGTTGTAGAACCGTTACCTGTATATTCTATTTTACCTTGACGTATACCTTTAGATTTAAGTTTAAATCCCATAACTCCTGATAAACCTACAGCAAACTTCATGCGAGCTATTGTAAGGTTAGCAGTAAAGTCACTACTTCTCATTTCTTTATCTATTCGATAATATGTTTTAGGTAAGATTACATCAAAGTCGTATTTATAGCCAACAATAACATCGCTAGCAATACTTGTTAAATCTTTGAACGGTACTTTGAAGTAAGTGTTTCCAGATTCAACTGCACGTTCTGGTGTAATAGTAAAACCAGATTCAATAAACTGACCTGTAGCTGTAGTACCTTTAATTATTATAACAGGTGTAAGATTTGTAGCATCGTTGTAAGGTATAAAACACTTACTAAAATCACCAGCTGTGTCATATGTTACAGAGCTAGCTGGAGCATACAAGTCTATACATGGGTTTAGTCTTTGTCCATCATTGTTAACAATAATAGCATCTTCGGGGCTTTGACTTAAACTAGCTCTACTGAGTGTAAACTGTCCGGCTTGTTTTGTTACAGCAAAAAACTCGTCAGAGTCTGTTGCTATTGTTTGTACAGTACCGGGTGCAAGCCAGTTAAACCATGATTGAAGTTTTATATTTTTACCTTCTGTATACTGTCTAAAGAAATATACGTATCTTGTACTCTGTCCAGAGAATGCAATAAACTGGTTTTGTGAACTCGCTATAAATGTGTCAACTGTAGAAGGTATCCATTCGTTTACAATTCTACCAACGTCAGTTACAATCGGGTTCTCATTTTCTCCACGTGTAACCATAGCAAAGACTCTAGTATAACTAGGCGTCTTACTAATAAAGTTCATTGTAGTACCAGAGATTACAGGATCTATTAGTGTATCCATCTCGTAGTTAGCGATAGAACGAATAACTGTTTTAGATGGTGTAAGTATGCCGTCAGCTGCTGACATCAGAAACTGTTGGTTAGCACTAAATAATACAAGACCTTGAGAAGATGGTAATACACTATGAAGTGCAACAGGTTTGATTGCATTAGCACTCAGGTCAACAGGATCTGCGTCTGTTATAGTCTGTGCTGATGAGTGATACATGTTAAAGAAGTCACCTGATTGACTCATAGATACAGTATCAGCAGATAAAAAACCTAATCTATTGTTATGAAAAAATGACTGGTTTATTGTTTGTCCTACAAATGATGGGTGATCGTTTGTGCTATCATCTCCAGCAGCTCTATTTACCCATGGTATTGGTTCTAATTTAAAAGCATCAAGACCTGTATTAACTAGCTGGTGTGGCATAGTAGCAGGGTCTAATCCTATAGATGCACTAGGAGATATTGTTTCTTCCCAGAATCCCGGTCCTCCTGTACCGTTAGTAGCTACAAATTTTAAAAAATATGATGAGCTAAATGCACTACTATTTATAATTTTAACTACATGATCGTGAGCTGACTCACTTGGTATATCTGCTAAAGTAGCAGCCTGATCTTGAAAAGAGTTAGCTTGAGTTTCAAAGTCTCCACCTGTAGCAGTAAGTATAAAGTCTGCCCCAGTACGTACTAAGCGTACATTATCTTTAAACTTAGTTACAGTAAGATTAGATATACCTAAACCATCAATGGCTTGTTTTATCTTAGTTAAAGCTGATGCGTAACCATCAGTGTTAGTAGTAGTTACACTAAAAGGTAATCCGGCTACAGTTCCAGAATATGTAGTATCTAGAGATGAGCCAGAAATTCTAATCGTACCTTGTCTGTTAGGTACAAAAGTAGTGTCTGCAGTTGTTGATGAGGCTGCTGTTGGGACTAATCTATTACTTATAATAGACTTATCTTGTATAGTCAGTACATCGTAATCTGTACGTGCTCCTGTAAGGTAGCTCTGTGCGGCTCCAATGTATGTTGGAGTTATCGCTACACCTGTGATAGCATTCCAGATAAAGATGCCCCCTGTAGAGCCTGATACTGGTGTAATACATCCTATATATTTTTCTGTTTCAGTTCTTGATATAAAGAACCACTTAGAGTTGTCATATGTAGTGCCAGTACCTAGATTCGCTATATGCTCAAACCCCGGTCTTTTAGTAAGACCAAAGGTTGGATCAGGATAGCCGTTGATACACTCCTCGACTTGACCGGGAAGTTTCTTATCATCTGATTGTCTAGATACTCCACCAAGATAATTCTCAACTCGCTGAGTAACTGCTGGCATTATCGTTGTAAAGCGTGAAATGGTTGATAGCTTTGGTAGAAGTTTTGTGAATCTTGTGGATGTCCAAACATAGTGAACTGTCCTTGACTTGTTTCATACTCCAGAGCTAAAGATCTTTGTTGTATTTCTTGTTGCTGTAAACGTGCGTACTGAG